ATTTCCAAGTTTTTGTTCCCATAATGTTTTGTCAGGGAAGTCATACCCGAATATTAACGCATGGTAATGCGGTCTTTTGTTTTCATCACCGTACTCTCCGCAGTGAAAGAAACGAACTTCTTTTCCAATTTTTTTGCGGAATCGTTTCATAAATTTTTGAAACTCGGTGATATCCAGAGACCACGGGCGAGAGCGCTCCTCCAATGTCTCTGGGTTAATTGTTAAGGTTATAAAGGAGTTGTGTTTATGCATTTCGGCTTCGTGCATGCATCTAATAGCCCATTCTCTGCTGTGTTGCAACCTGCAACCCCAACATTGTCCACATGGAAGATTAAAACCCTTTGCAAATGCAAAGGGTTTATTAAATACCACTTTGCCATCGCATTTATAGGCGAGGAGTGGGTGATAACATGCCATTTTATAGCCTTATTCCACCTCGCATTGGTTTTGCAAAGTTATTTGGCTGTACCGCCATAGCTCTCTTCGTGAAAAGCTTCTTGCTTTTTGCCTTCTTCATTTTCTTTCTGTACGCCATCTTCAATCCTTTCATATAATTGTAACCAAACTTCTCCTTTTTCGTTTGGTATAGGGTAGGTGTCCAGTTTCATACTGAACTTGTCTTCGCGTTTAAACGCCATTCCTACATTTATCCAGTTTGTCCGATCTCCGGACTTTTTAGCTTGGACTACCTTATAGTTTACATTCCACACCTTAACCTCCTTTGGGTGTCAGTAGGCCCAGTTAACATCTAGCAGAGTAACTGGGCCTGCGAATCCTTACTCCCCAGCTTCCTGAGGAGCGGGAGGTGCGGATTCGCTTTTTGTCGTTGCCTCCACAACGTCTTCTTTTACTATTGGTGCTTTTTTAAGCCCCATTTTAATCATTTCTTCCGAGTTTTTCGGGTTGGTTGCAAATTCAAAAAATAATCCAGCATTATTGTTGAATTGTTCCCGAATGTGACTCGGAAGTTGCGCAAAGTTTTCGTTCGCCGAGCGAACCATGTTGAGAGCTTCTGCATACTCATTGATTTCTGAATAATCGCCATATTGCGCTATTCCTTTGTTTACATTTGCAATTAGACCAGTGCGGTCGTATTGCTTAATAATATTACGAACGTCAGCCGCTGACGCGTGTGACTGTTGTGTTAGGCTGTCGCCTGTTGTTTCAAACCCACTCCGGGTTCGATCTCCATATGGTGTTTTAAATTTAATTACTTTGCTCATCTTGGTTTCGCTCCTTGCATTTTTCTTATCATGTTGGCTAAACTACTCCATGAACGTTTCCACGGAATGTTCTTAATTCCATAATCGGCTAATTTGCCGAGTTGATCTAAACTTTTGGAAGCAGCTCTAAAAGCTGCTATAGCTTTATCAGTGGTCATAGGTCCAACAGGTAAACCCAACTGTCTACTTATCTGTTCAAACGCTCTAGCGTCTAAATTTGTAAGAATATTTTGTAATTCTGTTAATGCAGTCTTGGCATTACTTAGGTTTGCTGACGCTCCTGCGGCTTTTGCTTGTTGACTAAGGTTCCACGCTTGCGCTGGTATAATTTGCTTTATTTCTTCATCAACCTTAGCTTTTTGCGACTTTGTAAGATTAGTTTGCGCACGTGTTTGGTCTGTCTGCGCACCACTTATATATTTTGTTTGCGCTTGCGCTTGCCTTGCTGATGACACGTTCTGATATCCCTGCACAGCAGCGGATCCTATATTTTGAGCGGTGAAGCTCGCGCCTTGCGGGGTCGAAGCTCCACCTAATTTTGCTGATAAGATGGGGTTTAGTCCTGCTTTACGAAGGTCGGCTACTTGCCGTTGATGTGCCGTATTGCTCATACGTTCCTGAAACGCCATTTGACGGGCTGTCGAAGCTTTTGTCTCTTTATTCGCCCTATACTGACCATATCCGGCTATAGCGCCGCCAAGTACCGCTTGCCATACCATTATACACACTCCGGCGTTACGAGAAGTAAAGCTTCACTAATTGCACATACGACATCAGCCCAAGGACCGTAATTATGAGCGACCAACCAAGTAACGGCCGTTCCAAGTAATGCAGGCAAAGCATACTTGCGAAGAACGCCAGCAATAATGGTCCACTTGAATCCATCCATGAGTCACCTAGAAATGATCTATAAGGCCGGGAACGCTATAAACGGGCATTGGACGGGTTGTTTTTAAGTCAAAGTACCAGTCAAATATAAACTCTGGTTCGTCCGTAACTGCTATTATTCTGTCCACCGGCGGGTTTTCTTGAATAAAGGAAGCGTTAAGAGCTGGCAGCGACGTAAAATCTTGTGCCAGATGCCAAACGTCTAGACTGCCATTTGCGTTGCTACGCATTTTTCCAGTAATCTGACTTGGCTTATACCGATATTCGGCATACCTCTCCTGATATCCGAAAGTTTCTGTGTCGGCTGAAGTCCCTTGTGCATATATTTCTTGATTAAGCACAGCTTGTTCGCCCAAATGGGCGAGGGCAGGCCAATAATAATCCCAGCGATCACGTCGTGACCACATACGATTCATACCTTGTTGATAAGTTAAGTCCGCAAATACACATGCCATTCCGATGAGCACACCGTGTTCTACAAAACTTTTTGAAAATCCGCCGCGAGGAGCGAGTGTACCAAGTGCTGAAAGATTTCCTTGTGGTGAAGTACTATCTGTTGATGATGTTTGCGGTACGGGTTGCATCATAAGTTCTGTTTTGTTTCCGCCCAGATATTCTGGACGTTGCAACCTTGCGTCTGGTGACGTTACTCCGAAATGTGATTGTAAAATTTCGGTATATCTTGTTCCGCCACGTGCGTCACGTTCGTACAATCTTTGAATTTGAAACGCTTCGCGTAATTGATTAATTGTTGCAGCAGCTGCATCTGATAGGTCTGTATAAACTTGTGGTGACCCATCAGCTAATATGTCAACAATTGTTGTTGCTGTTGTACTGCGATTGGGTAAACCAACCGAATTCCAGCTATTACCATCATAATCCACCCACGCTTGTGGAGATGTCGCACCATCAGCAGGGTTGTGATACAAACCTAATACCGGTGCTTGTGTTCCAAGCGGTAAACTAACCGCATCGCCTTTTTGTGGCCATGGTAAAGCTGAAGTAAAGTAATCGTGACGCTTACCGCGTTTTTGTAAAACAAAATCGGTATAGGTGTCGGGGCCATCCCCTTTTGGCACATTTATGCTGTCCTGTAAATTTTCGTCCCGAAACCATTCGTTCCAGATTAAATTGTAGGCGCGTCCGTGTAAATTATTGAAATCTATACCCGCAATTTTAGTTGGAAGTCCCATATAATCAAACAGGGACTCTTCCGCTACTGTTGCGCCGGTAATTTGCGGTACTAGAAAATCTGTTGAATCGCCGGGATCATCTTGGGCACCATTAAATTTTTCCCAATTGTCCCATATAAGTCTGTTAGGTACGAAGAAGAAAAACGTCTCTATGTACATGTTATCCATTACTGGATAGATAGGTGTTGCCAAGCGACCAAACCCGGTGGCGCCCATTTGAAACGTATCACCGGGTAATACTTCGTCTACGTAAATAGGAACCAAATCACCACTATTAAACGTTGTTTTCAAACCGTGGACACGGTTAAAAGTACTTCTTTGAATATCCGCTTGTGGTACTCTGCTAAATTCGTGTGTTAGTGTGGTGGGTAGGGTTCCCATTGGTCCGCCGAGCATTTTACTCTCCTAAATTGTCCATTTCTATAATTTTGTTAGGTTTATCTTGTCCGGCAATAACGCCGGTCATGTCGTCAAACTCACCTAGGCGATGTAGTGAAAAATCGCTTGGGTGCTTTGCGAAGGGGTGATCTTTATCTTTAATCACCATATCCTGTACCGCTCTAATTGCGGTTCCGTCTTTAATCTCTAGAAAAGGTTGTGAGAACATTTCAGCTTTTCTGTCATAGATTGCGTAGTACACTTTCTTCATTTCCATCTCCCGTGAAATATAAGTTCACGGGAATTTTACGCATAATATACATTAGACGTCAATAGTTTATGTAACACTTTGTTTCGACTCTTGTTTACCTGTAAATGATTCATTTCATGACATTTTACAGGTTTCGGATCAGCCTTTCTAATTTTTTTATTTTTATTTCCTCTGACACCCATAGCTGATCCATAGCTTTGTTATACTCTGTTATAACTTCTGGCGCTTCCGCTTTTCGCTTTTCTTTTAGTTCCTGAAAGTATTCAGGATCACCCCATATAGGGTGATTTAATTGTTTATCGTAGTACCTTGGTACTTTCATTTTGACATTGTCATGCACGATAAAATCGTGCAGATGTGCATCTGTCCAACCATATCTCCAATACCAGCTTTCCCCGATGCCGGGGCGTCTTGACATTGTTGCGTATTGATTATCGAGATCGTATTCGATCTCACCTGTTTCTGGGTTTATATATTGCTCAGGGGGGCCCTCCCCTTTCGCTTTTTTCATAACGTAGCGAGCTACGTATGCAGCACTCTGATAGGTGCAGCTCCCAATTCTGTGGTAACCATGTGGCCACAGTTCTTGCAATTCGGGTGATATATATAGTTTATTTCCAAGTTTTTGTTCCCATAATGTTTTGTCAGGGAAGTCATACCCGAATATTAACGCATGGTAATGCGGTCTTTTGTTTTCATCACCGTACTCTCCGCAGTGAAAGAAACGAACTTCTTT